CGGCAATGCTGCAACCGGTGCTGTAGGCACTGTGAGCGCAGAGGTTATATCGTTCCAAGCAATTACCGGAATTGAGGGAACTGGCGCTGTAGGCACTGCATCAAATGTCATATCCATAGGGATAACTGGCGTTGAACTGGCTGGATCAGTTGGAACAATAGTTGGATACGGTTGGGGCGCAATTCCAAACACATCCGAAAGTTGGACACCAGTTTCAGACACCTCAGAAAACTGGACAGATTTAGCAGACAATTCAATCACTTGGCAAGAAGCCGCGTAAAAGGGGATTAAGAATGGCAGATACCACCACAACAAACCTATTGCTCACAAAGCCAGAGGTAGGCGCGTCAACAGACACATGGGGAACTAAGGTCAATACAGACCTAGATTTAATTGATGCATTGTTTACTACTGGGCCTGCATTAAAGTCAAGCAAGGGCGGTAGTGGCATAGCAAACAATGATGCTGCTACCGTCACTTCATCTGGAAATTTTGCATACACCAGAACATTGACCGGAACTACAAATGTCACATTCCCAACTACTGGAACATTAGCAACACTTGCCGGATCAGAGACATTAACCAATAAAACACTGACCAATCCAAGCGTAAACAACTACACCGAGGGCGTAGTTGCAATTGGTACAGTTACAAGCTCAAGTACATTGTCATTGACCAGCGGCACTGTGCAAACCGCAACCTTAACAGCATCAACTGCTTGCACATTCACCATGCCAACAGCTACTGCTGGTAAATCATTTATTCTTTTGCTTAAGCAAGCGGCAGCCACAGGCAACGGCACAGCAACATTTACATCTGTGAAGTTTGGTTCGGCTGGCGCACCAACAATCACGGCAACCGCTGGCAAGATGGATATTCTGACTTTTGTTGCTGATGGAACAAACTGGTACGGTTCTATTGCACAAGGATACACACCATAATGTTTGCCGCAAAAAACTTCTTCCTTGCTGGTGGTGGTGGTAGATACACCGTCATTGAATCGTTCCTTGCGACTGGTTCTTGGAGTTGTCCTACTGGTGTAAGTAGCGTAGATTATTTGGTTGTTGCTGGAGGTGGAGGTGGCGGTACTGATTTTGCTGGTGGTGGCGGGGCAGGAGGATTTCTAACTGGTACTGCACTATCCGTTACTGCTGGCACAACATATACGGTAACAGTGGGCGCTGGTGGTGCGGCTGTGACTATAGGCGGTAATTCTGTATTTAACTCAATCACTGCCACTGGTGGTGGTAAGGGCGGGGGTAACAATGGCGCTGGCGCATCAGGGGGTGCTGGCGGTTCTGGCGGTGGCGCAGCGGGCGCTAACGCTGGCGGTAGCGCTGGCACTGGAACGTCTGGACAAGGGTTTGCTGGCGGTACTTCAGCCGCCGTTGGAACGGCTGGCGGTGGCGGTGGTGGCGGCGCAAGTGCGGTAGGCTCTAATGGAGTTTCTAATGTTGGTGGTGCGGGTGGTGCAGGTACAGCCTCATTACTCAGCGGTTCATCTGTCACTTACGGTGGTGGCGGTGGCGGTGGTACAAGTGGCGGGACTGCGGGTGCGGGTGGTGCGGGAGGTGGCGGCAATGGCGCGGCTTCTGGTGCTGGTTCTATTGGTACAGCAAATCGTGGCGGCGGCGGCGGCGGCGGTGCTGGCGGTGGCGGTGCTGGTGGTGTTGGCGGTTCTGGCATTGTCATCATCTCTTACACAGTTGAAAAAGGCACATCCATTTCATTTACTGCAAGTTCACGATTTACAGCACCTACTGGCATCACTTCTGTTGACTACCTTGTGGTAGCTGGCGGTGGTGGAGGAAGTTTTGGTGCTGCTGGCGCGGGTGGATTTAAAACAGCAACATCATTTGCAGTTACGGCTGGAACTTCTTACACCATTACTGTAGGCGGCGGTGGGGCTGGTCAAAACTCATTAAATACAGTTGGCACAAGTGGTAGCAATTCTGTTTTTTCTAGCATAACTTCTACTGGTGGTGGTGGCGGTGGCGCAGCAACTGGAACAACCACAGGGTCTACTGGCGGTTCTGGCGGTGGCGGCGGTAACAACGGCACTGGTGGAGCGGGTACTTCTGGCCAAGGTTTTGCTGGTGGTCAAGGATATACAGATGGTTCAAATTACGGACTTGGCGGTGGTGGTGGTGGTGCATCTGCTGTTGGTCAATCTTTAAATTCTGGTTCAAATGCTGGTGGTAATGGTGGTGCTGGTACGGCATCAAGTATTACTGGTACATCAACTAATTACGCTGGTGGCGGTGGCGGTGGTGGTCATAGTTTTGGAACTAGACCTGGCGGCTCTGGTGGCGTTGGCGGTGGTGGCGCTGGAACAACAACAGGAAGTGCAAGTGCCGCAACTGCTAATTTAGGTGGTGGCGGTGGTGGGGCTGGCTCTGCCACTGGCACAGGCGGCGCAGGTGGTTCTGGTATCGTAATTTTGAAGTTGAATTAATATGACCAAAATCTATCAACTCTACGGAATTGACACAGCAATGCAATTGCTACGCCCAAACGCAAAATGGGAAGTTAGCAACCGTACCATTACAAGATGGGAAGATGACCGCCCATGTCCAACATGGAAAGAGATTGACGAAACGATGGAAAAAATAAAAGCGTTTGAAAACTCAATCCCAACCATCTGGACAACTGAACAAATTGAAAAACTTTCGGGGAAAAACTAATGGCACACTTTGCAAAGATTGAAAACGGCATCGTCACGCAAGTTATTGTGGTGGGTAATGCTGACACAGCATCTGCTGATGGCACAGAAAAAGAATATATCGGTGCGGCATTTTGCGAGCGTTTATTTGGTGGAGATTGGAAGCAAACCAGTTACAACGGCAATATGCGGAAGAACTACGCTGGGATTGGCTACACCTTTGACGAGGGACGTAATGCGTTTATCCCTCCACAGCCATATCCAAGTTGGACATTAGTGGAAAGCACTTGCCAATGGACTGCTCCTGTTGCATATCCCACAGATGGAAAACTGTACAACTGGAATGAATCCACACTGACATGGATTGAAACCATCACATCATGAGTTTAGAAACAGACTTCTACGCCCACCAGGCATCTTGCGATCAACGATACAAGAACATCGAAGAGAAGCTGGAGTCTGGCAAAGCTCGCATGACTCGGATTGAGTACCTAATCTACATTGTCATCGCGGCAGTGTTGCTAGGACCAGGCTTTGCCTCTCAAATGGTCATAAAGTTTTTGGGGCTGTAAATTGATCCGATCAGCATCTGTCTTCTTGCGGCTGGATTGGTCAAGAACATCCAAGCTGGCTGCGAGTTGTACAAGCAGGCCAAAGAATCTTTTGTTGAGATCAAAGCCACTGCTGATGAAGTTATCGCAATTGGCAAAGAGGTTCACGGCTTTTGGAATCAATTGCTGTCGTTCTTTGGTGCAAAGCCAAAGCCAGCCACCAAAGCAAAGCCTTTGGCGAAAAAGAAGTCAGCCTATGTTGCAGTTGACGAGACTCAGGTCAAGATTGACATTGTCAAAAACCTAACCGAGTTTTTTAAGTTACAGGAACAACTGGCCGCGCATATCAGGGAGGAAGAAGAGAAAAGCCAATCTATCTATGATCCCAACCAAAATTTGATGGAGGCTGCCTTAAAGCGTGTGATGGCGCAGCAAGAGATGGATAGCTTGGTGGTGCAAATCCGAGAGACTATGGTGTATCAGTCACCGCCAGAGATGGGCGCACTGTACTCTGAAGTCTTTAAGATGCGCGAAGTCATATTAGAGGAACAAGAAAAAGCTAGACTCAAGCAGGAGGCAAAAAAGAGGCAAGAGCAATGGCTACGCAAAGAGGAGGAAAGAAACCTACAAGCAAAGCTGGCGGCAGTGGTGGTGACTTCTATATTCCTCCTATACCTGTGGCTGTGGCTGTGGTTCGTAAGTCAGTGGGGGAAGAGATGATTGCCTGGATAGCCTGCTGTGTGTTGATAGCGCTCTTATTGCCCTTGGGCGCAATGCTGTATCTGGACATCTTGAAAACAAAGAATGAAGTCAAGCAAGAGCTTGTAAAGGTGGAAAAGTTAAGACGGCAAGTTGAACAGCAACAAAGGAAAGGTAAAAGTGATGACTAAGCAGCTTGAAAAGAACTCAACATACAACCAATTTGATTCAGACGGTGACGGCGTGGTGACTGATGCTGAACTGGCACGATCAGAGCGCATGATCACCATTGAGAACATGGACAAGATGGCAGACCAGCAACGCATCATGGCGTGGGCTGCTTTAGTGTTCCCACCTGTCATCATTGCGTACATGGCATCCGAGTTAGTGACGCTGGAAAAGGTCAACGCATTGAACGGATTGGCGACTACTTACTGCGCCGCCATGGGTACGATTGTGGTGGCTTTCATGGCGGCACAAGCGTACATAAGAGGCAAGGCTGAAGGATGAGTATCTTCAACCCTTGGGTGATTCTTGGCTTTGTCTTGGCAATGCTGTCGTCATTTGGTGGTGGATACTTCAAGGGTAAGCATGACGAGTACACGCGACAGCAGGTTGAGATTGCTGCGCTGAATGCCAAGGCAAGGGAAACTGAGCAGGCGATGGCGCAAGTGGCGCAGAGTTATGGACAGACATTACGAAAGGCGAATAATGCTGCAAAAGCTAAAGAGACTCAGTTGCGTGCTGATATTGCCAGTGGCAATTTGCGCTTGTCAATCCCCACCCAAAGCGCCGTATGTCCCACCTCAGTTGCCTCCATTACCGCTGGAGATAACAGCGGAGAGGCACGAACCGAATCTAGTGGATCGACTACTGTCGCTGCCGATCTTCTCCAGATCGCAGCTGATGGAGACATCGCCATCCGCAAGCTCAATTCCTGCATCCAAACCTACGAAACCTTGAGGAACATGAAATGAATCTATCACCAAGTTTTACCCTTGAAGAGTTGACGCATACAGATCACCGCGAGTTTGACAATATGCCGAATGATGAGGAGTTGGCCAACCTGTACCGGCTGGCTGAATTCTTGGAGCAGGTCAAAGTGGTTTTGGGCGGCAAGCCCATCATCGTGAATAGTGCGTTCAGGTCAAAAGCTGTAAATGATGCAGTGGGAAGTTCAGACCGATCACAACATAGACGGGGCTGCGCCGCCGATATTCGCGTGCCAGGCATGACACCAGATGAAGTCGTCAGAGCAATCATTGGCTCTGATCTTGAATATGACCAAGTCATTCGTGAGTTTGATCGCTGGACTCATGTCAGTATTCCAAACACTGAGGATGCCGATCCTCGCGCCATGGCTTTGATCATTGACAAGACCGGCACAAGAGCGTTTGCATAATGGCACTAAACCTTGATCAGCAGATAACGCCACCGTCAACGCCAAACCTTGGCACGCCTGGCGCTGTCTATGAGGAAAGGTTTTTGTCTCAATCCTTTGGCGGCATGAATGTCTACTTTGCCAAGCTCACAGCACTGTTTTCAGCGTTGTTCGGCAGGCGCGGTGGCAAGTGGATCAATAGTCCCTATGGCGCGTTCAGCGACACCACAGATCAGACGGCGGCCAACACTACAACGGCCTATGCCGTCACATTTGACACCAGCGACCTTAGTAATGGCGTGACCTTGTCTAATTCGTCAAGGCTGAATGTGGCGCAGGCTGGCATCTACGATATCCAATTCAGCATTCAATTCAAGAACACTACCAATGACGGCCAAGATGTGGATGTTTGGTTTCGCAAGAACGGCACAAACATCGACAATTCAAACAGCAGATTTCATGTTGTGGCAAGAAAGTCAACCGGTGATCCATCTCACTTAATCGGTGCGCTTAATTTATTTGTCAGTTTAGCGGCCAATGACTATGTAGAGATTATGTGGCGACCAACAGATATTGGTATCAGCATTGAGCATTTTGCAACCAGTAGTTCACCAACCAGACCGGCAGTGCCATCAGTCATTACCACTCTCACATTCGTGTCCAATTTGTCTACAGAAACCGCAT